AAAGATGCCAAAAAGAAAAAATAAATTAATAATGTGTGAACGTTGTGATGAAGTAGTTGCAGTAATTGTACACGAGTATAATTATTACTGTGCTGAATGCGCTTTATTTGAACTTAACATACCTTATAAAAAAGCAATATCAATTGAAGATGCAAACTTAAGTAGGAAAAAACAATGACCCATCAATTAAATTTTATATACAACGATAGTGATTGGATAGCTCCAGCAGAGTATCCAGACCTATCCCAAGCAACAGAAATAGCGATTGACTTAGAAACTAAAGATCCAAATATTAAAACTAAAGGACCAGGATGGGCAACCTTTGATGGACACATTGTAGGTTTTGCAGTTGCTGCACTTGGGCAACAATGGTACTTTCCAATTGCTCATGATGCTGGTGGGAATATGGATCTGTCGATCACCTGCGCTTGGATGCAAGATATTTTAAAAACTGATGCTACAAAAATATTTCATAATGCAAGTTATGATGTTGGTTGGTTACTAGTTAATGGTTTTGAGATCAGAGGCAAGATAGTTGATACTATGGTTGCTGCTGCGATTATCAATGAAAACAGATTTAGTTTTAGTTTAAATGCATGTGCGAAAGATTATTTGGGTGAAATCAAAAATGAAACGTTTTTGAATGAAAAAGCCAAAGAATGGGGAATTGACCCAAAAGCTGACATGTGGAGGCTGCCTGCGGGCTACGTAGGCTTCTATGCTGAGCAAGATGCAGGGTTAACCTTACGTTTATGGCAAACGCTTAAAACAGAGATATCTAAGCAGTCCCTACACGATGTTTGGGAAATGGAGATGGAATTATTGCCTATTTTGATAGATACAAGGCGTAGAGGAATAAGAGTTGACGAGGAGAAGGCTTCTCTGCTAAAAAAAGAATTCAAACGTAAAGAGTCTGAGGTTTTATCAAGTATAAAATCTCAGACCACACTTGATGTAGACATCTGGGCTGCTCGATCTGTTGCTCAAGTGTTTGACCGAATAGGTGTTGAGTATCCACGGACAGCGAAAACTGACGAACCAAGTTTTACCCAAAACTGGTTAGTGAACTGTGATAACCCGATAGCGCAACTAATAAGAGAAGCAAGAGAAATAAATAAATTCCATTCAACATTCATAGACTCCATTCAACGTTATGTTCACAAAGGTAGAATCCATTCTGAAATAAATCAGTTAAGATCTGACCAAGGTGGAACTGTGTCTGGACGTTTATCATATTCAAATCCAAACTTACAACAAATTCCTGCAAGGAACAAAGAGTTTGGTGACAAAATTAGAAGCTTGTTCTTACCTGAAGAAGGTAAACAATGGGGTAGTTTCGACTACTCACAACAGGAGCCTAGGCTTGTTGCTCACTACGCTGCATCTGTCAATGACCATTTTGAAGGTGCAGCGGAGTTCATTGAAGCTTATAAAAATGAGTCTGCTGACTTTCACCAGATTGTAGCTGATATGGCTGGTATAACTAGAACTCAAGCTAAAACAATTAACTTAGGTCTATTTTATGGTATGGGAAAGGCTAAATTAGGTAAAGAATTAGGTATCAATAAAGATAGAGCTGAAGCTCTACTTAGACAGTATGGAGAAAGAGTGCCATTTGTTAAAAGATTAGCTACAGAAGTAACCAACAGTGCCTCTAAATATGGCTTTATAAGGACCATAGGAGGTCGTAGATGTCGATTTGACATGTGGGAGCCTGCTACCTTCGGAATGAACAAGGCCATGCAGTACGAGGAGGCTAAGGCAATATATGGAAATAACATCAGGAGGGCTTTCACTTACAAAGCTCTAAATAGATTGATCCAAGGATCTGCTGCAGATCAAACTAAACAAGCTATGATTGATTGTTATAAGGCAGGATTTAAACCCTTACTTCAGATACATGATGAATTGTGTTTTTCTATTGAAAAAGAATCAGATGTGGAAAGTGTAAAAAATATTATGGAGAATGCAATTGAATCATTAAAAGTACCATCAAAAGTAGATATTGCACTAGGTAGATCTTGGGGTGAAGCCAAAGAATAATTTAGAGCGCAGAAGTCTTAAGGTAAAAGTTTAATTTTTTTTTAAGCTAGATTAAAACTTAACTAGCTATATCTAAAAGACCCTTTTTAGCGTCTTCAACACTTTGATCATTGATCTTAGTTTTAAGTTCTTTGATCTCTATATCCATCCACTTCATATCAGTAGTCACTCTACCCTGTGCTAACGCTTGTGTTGCCCACTTGGACTCCAACTGAAGTTTTTGCGATATCAACTTTTGTAGTGCCATCTCGGTCTACCTCCTCAAAGGTTAGAAGGAAAATGTTGGGATCATGGAAACCAGCACCTTCATTCTCTGTTACGTCTCCTGAGTCAACCTTCTTAACAAAACACTCAAGAGCGGCCTTATCGTTCTCAGCCTCAAGCATCTCATTAAGATATATATTTTTATAGTTTGCTTGGACGCGATATAGCTTCATAAGGTATTATATAGCAAAATGTGATGTTATTGCAACTGTATGGTTTAAGTTGTGCTTATTTCTTTGCATTCAAATTTTATAGCTAATTTTTGTTTGTTTACAACGTTTTTATCTAATTTGTTAAATGTTAATTGCGAAATTTTATAACCTACATCGATACATTCTGACCAAGATTCATATACTTTTTGAGGATACATCATGTTTGGACACGTTTGTGTGATTATACTACATAGATGTAAAACTAATAAAAACTTCATAATTATCCTATATTATCCTACCTTATTATTTACTTGCATATCCCATTAAAATGTTTATATATAATTATTAATTAAGTGTAACAAAGAGGAGGCCTTATGGCAACAATAACAAAATGTGATTCTGAGGTGTTTAATAATTGGAGTGAAAGGGTAAATAATATTTTATCACGGCTACCGAAAACTGACATCAGTGGAGAACCACTAGAATATCAAGACGATGCGTACCAAGAAGTTATGAAGATGCTGCAGCAGTGTTCAATGAATTTTGAAGACATGCCAATTTATCCAATTAACGAAACTATTGCTAATAAACTTATACAAGATCAACAAATGGGGGCCGATGAAAGACCTGATATTTAGTATGATGTTTATTGCATTACTAACAATCATCCCTGCAAAAGTATTATTATTTATTTTTGCATCATTGGGATATTTAATGTTCTATTAACCAAGGAGGAAAAGATATGAACAAACCAATACATAATAAATTTTTTGAAACTACTGATTACAGTAAGTTCAAAAAGACTAGAGGTAACAGACCTGTAGATGAAGCACACGTGCAACAACTTAAAAAGTTGATAGAAGAAAAAGATTTATACGATCCAATTCGTGTAAATAAAAATATGGAAGTCATTGATGGCCAACATACATTGGAAGCTAGAAAACAATTGGATCTAAAAATTCCATTTATTATTATGGACTCTGATGATCCATTAGATGTGGCTAGACTAAACACAGGTCGTAAGAACTGGTCTATGGAAAATTATTTAGATCAACACTGTGCTAGAAATAAAATGGACTACCGTATCTGTAGAAATAAAATGCAACAGTACGGAATTAATGTTGCAGAGATGGTGGTGCTTTTATTAAAACAAACTTCATTGTGGGTAAGAATCAGTAATGATTTTAAAACAGGAAGATTTGTAATTCCTGCAGGAGGTATTGAGCATGCAGACCGTATTGGATCTCAATTGATGCAACTTAAAAAATACTTCTATGGTATGGAGTCAACCAAGAACAAAAGATTTAAACGTTCTATGGTGGTCTCCTATATTGTAGCTGATAAGCACCCAAGGTTTGATCACAGAAGATTTAAAACTGCTTGTAAGAGTAAGTCTTCATGGTTCTTAACGGGTACGTCTACTTCAGATTATATTGCGATCATTGAACGTATCTATAATGCAGGGCTGACTCAAAAAAATAAAATAAATTTAGTTGAGTTCTACAAAACTAAAGAGTATCAAGACAAATAGGAGAAACAATGGACGTAAACAAATGGAAATCAATTGCTGTTGATATCGAATCATACACAATTATTAGGGCGATGGGTGCGAATGGCCTTAGAAACCCAGGCAACATGATCAAGAAAATGGTATCTGATACCATTAAAAAGATAGCCAAGAAAGAAGGTGTTGCTGAACCTAAGATGAAAGAGAATTTGCTAAACCAAGGAAAGAAACTCTTGAAGTAGTAAATAAACATATGTTGAAAAAAGGGCCGGGAGACTGGCCCTTTTTTTTACTTGCAATCAAAATTTAAATCATTATTAATTAAATAGTATTCCTAAGCCTAAATGAAATAAGTGGGGCTTTCAAAACACTTTATTTTCACTTAACAATTAACACTCAAATTTAACTTTAATAAAAGGATATTTTTGTGGGTAAAGCTATGAAGAAAAGTAGTGAAGAAGCATTGAACCAGGCGTTGGACAAGCTAGTGATGGTCTGTCCAAACAAGAAAACTTATGATGAGTTAACTAGTTTAATGTTTCAATTGTATTGTGGAAATGACTTTGGTTTAGGAAATTTCAGTCTTTCTTTTCTCGACAAAATCGAGGATAGATGGCAATCAGGACGTAAAGCTGCAGCGAAAGCTAAAGGCATTAGCCTGGTTGTTAAAAATGCTTAACCACGGTGTCATTACTACATCCATATCTTTTCCCGCATCGTGGTTATGCAAATGCAAAAAGTACCTAGACTACTAAAACAATCAATAATTATGATGGAGTTCATGTCCGGTGAGGACAGGATGTTCTATCTACAGAAAATGTGGAATTTGTATATTGATGTATATGTTAGAACTTCAGCAAGGAGTAGTGGTCGTAAGCGAAAAAATACTCCAATTGCAAAAAGGAAAGCCTATGAATTGTGCTCCGAACTTACTAAAATTTTTGGGCATTAAATTGAGCCTGGAGATTGTAAAACCAAAAGCTTTTTCTGAACAAAGATTGTTTCAGGCTATCCTGGTACAGGCATTAGAGGACGCAGTAAACCCATCAGGTTTTAAAAAGGAAACGTACCATAAACATGATTCCCATAAATGGTTTGTGAGTAATAGTGTAGACTTTCAAGACGTATGTTGGGGTGCTGACATGGATCCTGAATTTGTAAGAGGTGAGTATATGAAAATGGTCGATTCAGGTAAAATACATTTTACCAAGTTACAGGTATCCTGGATTCGGTATCGTGATTTATATAAGAGGTATCGAGAATGTAATACTAAGGAGGAGAGAAGAATTATTAAAAAATTGATATTAAAAGAAAATTTAAAAAGATTAGAGGATTAGTCACGGGGGACGAATGAATCTAACTCCTGGGGGGAAAAACCAGAGAGCAATTATTGTTAGACCCCCAGAAGTCATTAACCAAAGTTTATAAGTGTTAAATAACACAGGTTAACTGTAACAGAATACCGGCCACCGGGCAATTAATAAATTTCTACTATATAGATTATCTAGAGTGATTGAAAAAGAAAAGTGCTCAGGGGGTAAAAGAGGTGTATCTGGTGTATCTAATGTTCTATTAGTCAATAATACCAATGGTTTTAATCAATTTTAGTGGTGTATCTATGGTGTATCTATGGTGTATCTGGGATACACCACTCTTGCGGGAACGTTATCGAAAGTTTTTGGGTATGTAGTCATTACTCTGAAATATCTATATAGTAGAAAATTATGATGAAAAAACTATTACTTCTAAAAAAAGGTGTAGATGTGCTTAGAGGTATTAGTAAAAAGAAAGCACCTTCATCTGCTCCTGGTAATAAAATTAACGATAAATTTCAAGGTAGGTTTGCTTTTGAAAGAGCTAAAACTAAAAAAGCTGATAAACAACGTGTAATAGCAGCCAAAAGTTTTGCAAAAACAACAGGTGATTTTAAAACAGTTCCAAAAAAAGATAGGTTAATTTTAAAAGGAAGATTAACAGCAAGAGAAACTGCTGTTGGTAGAAGATTATTTAATAAATTTGCACCTAAAAGATCTCCATTTCATTCACCCTCTCAAAGACAAGGTAGACACAATAGATTAATACTACCCAAAAGTGCATTAAAAAGATTGAAAGTTGATCGTAAATTGACTAGAGAAGTAAGGAAAGAAAAAAAAGGTGGTATGATTTAACATGTATAAAAAATTTCTATTAATAAATTCATTGGGTAAAGAAGTGTTAAAAGCTGCTAAATCTTATTATAGAGGTGGTGGTAAAACCATTAAACAAATGATGGAAGCACAACCCAGTAAAAACATTAAAGCACAGTCAAGAGACGCTGCAAAAGGTGATATAAAATACTTTATAAAAAGTAAAATTAAAAAACCTAAAGGTAGGAAGTAATGCCTGGTGGACTTAAAAAGAAATCACTAAGAACTGAATTAGATTTAACTCCAAAACAAAAAATGTTTGTTGAAATCTATGTGCAAGATTGGGGTAACATAACACAAGCTGAAGCTCTTAAACGTGCAGGCTATGTTTGTACTAATGAAAAAGATTATGGATCTGTTGCATCAAGAATGTTATCTAGAAAGCATAGTCCACATATAGCTAAATACTTTGATAAATTATTTGAAAGAGAA